AAATCAGATGTAACAGCTCCAACAGAACCAGTAGTCCAAGTTTTCATTTTTCTACTCTCTGTAGCAGAAGCTCTATATCTAACATGTAAGAAAGGTCGTTTAAGATTCTTTCCTAATTGTTGATCATAAACTGAAGATACACCAGCTGGAACAAATACCCCTCTAACAGCATCACTAGTAGCAGCAGTATTAATACCACCTCTAGTTGCGCTATCATTTAAGTATTTCCAATCTGATTTATAAAAGTCATAAGAACCTCTTCTAAATCCTGAAAAACCTAAGTTTAATGCCATGTCTTCGTCGTTGTCAAATACTCCGTAAGAAGTACCACCAGCTCCGTAAGAATTCATTGAAGCTAACATGTCGTC